TGCTGTTAAATATGGAAATGTTGGGTTTGCGTAACCGTCTTCACCTCCTGATATAAATTCTTCCCAGTTGTTCCATAATATTCTGTTTGGTACAAAGAAGAAATGTGTGTATACTGATGCTTTGTGCATTATTGGTGCTACCATTGGTGCAAATCTTAACATTTGTGAACTGTTAATATTAAATTTGTCTCCTGGTACTGTTTCTTGTACTAAAATTGGTGTTAATTCTCCTATAGTTGCAGAAAATTTTCTGTCGTGTGATAGGTCAAAAGTGTTTGACGAAGGTCTTTTTACTGATACTTGATTAAATATACTCATAGTTGTTTATTGTTTAGGTGTTGGTGCAGGTATTTCTAAGTTTAATAGTTTTCCAAGTGATGGGATGCTAGCGAATACCATTCTTAATAGGGTAGTAGCTATTGTTCCAGTTGGGTTAATATTCATTTGTGCTAATCTTGATTGAAATTCTGCTACTTTTGTTAAAGCTTGTGCTTTTTTTGTGTTTTCTTTTATTGTTAATAATTCTTCTGTTGCTCTTTTGGTTGCTGTTTCTACAAAAGGTGCTAGTTGTTGATTGTTAAGATATTGTTGTATGTTTCCTAAAGTCATTTTTTCTAATTCTACTTTCGCCATAGGCTCGAGAAATTTTTTGTCGACGTTTAGTTTTTCCATGTTTCGTAATGTATCTACATTGGTGTTTTCAACTTGTGCTTCTGTTTGATATGCTGCTAAAGAATTTCTTACGGCTTCGCCGGTGTTTAGGTCATATGGTGCAGCTTTAGATGGTGCGGGTGCACTACCGGAGTTCCCGGTTGCCCCACTTACGGATTGACCGTAAATGAGGTTTGGGTTTAGCCCTGCTTTTTTGAGTCTGGACATTTGTTTTACAGGGTCATTATATTCATTCTGCATATTGAAGAATTTAATATTTTGCCTGTCGGCTCTAGCTTGTGCTTTTTTACGGGCATTATTTGAAATAAGAGTGCCGGCTATTGTTGCTATTGCTGCTGCTATACTCATTAAACTTTAGTTAATTTTGGTTTGTTTAATGTTTGTGGTAATTTATGTGGAAAGTTTTCCTTATGATCTTTTAGCTCATACGTAGTCCTTCTTAGTGTTTCTCTTACGCCTTCGACTAGGTCGTCAAAGTTGATTAGTCTTAATTGGAGTAAATCCAATTGTTGATGACATGCTACGCAATGATTTAGGATTATTTTGTTTAATAATTCCTGTTGTTTTTTCTCTTGTTCTGTTTTGAAATTTGTTGTTTGTGACATAAGTGTTTAATTTATGTCCCATAATTTATACTATGTTTAACAGGTTACGTAACCTGATAGTTTATGGGACTGGTTTTACATTGATTTAATGTAAATATAGTTTTTTTTTTTTAATTGCCAAACTTTTTATCGTTTAGTTTTGTTGTGCGTTAGTCGTTCCTCCCTCCTACTGTCGTAACTAACTGATTTTTAGTGTTGTGTCAATTAGCATTAATATATCAAGTATGTATTAATGCTTTTGCGCTTCGCTTTTTTCCATAAAAAAAACCTTAGTTAACTAAGGTTTCGTTTTTATCGGAAGTTTGTAAATCTTCTGTTTTTTTAAGATTTTCATTTTCTCGCTGCTTTGCAGCTTTTTTCTCATCTTTTATGAGATTGTTTATGGATTTGTTTCTATCCATAAGTTCCTGTTTGTATTTTAACATATCTGTTAAATCGTAGAATCGTGGTATTTCGGTATCGAAATATTCTCCGGTTCGTTGATTAGTTGTTAGAGGTAAACCTCTTGAGTGTCTGTCAAGCAGATCACGTATAGACATTGTCATGTCTGGCTGTGTCATAAGTGTTGTGTCTGGTGAAGGACCAGATGTTCCTTCATATCCTGCTGTAAATTGTTTTCTTAGTTTCATATTTTTACTCTTTTTAGTTTTAATTGTTTTTCGTTTTTATATATAAGCATCTTTTTTGCTTCGTAGTCAAGTCTGGCTTCTTCTGAAGTCTGTATATCAAATTTATGAGCGTTGAGCTCTTGGTACTCATCGTTAATTTTTTTAAGTTCTTTTTTAGTAAAGATTTGTTGTTTATAATATCTTGGCATAGAAAGTATATGGCCATCTTCGTGTACAATACACGCAATTTGTCTTTGTCTGTAGTATTCAATCATTTTAGGTGTTAGATAGTTCATGCCCATTTTTTTTGACATTAAGGAAAATTCCTTAAGTCTGTCGTCGTTTGGTCCATTTCTTTCGAAATTGCCTTTGTTGATATATCCTACGACGTAGTTTATTGTTAGTGCATTTGAATGGGTAAGCATGGTATGACCATGGCCCCATACTGGGTCTAGTTTCTCTGGTTTTTGTAAGAAACTATGTGGTAAATTGAATACAATAGCGTGGTAATGTGGGCGTTTAGTTTTTGTACCGTATTCTCCACAAGCGTAATATTTTAGCTTGTTGTTTGTTTTTTTACGTAAACGTTTGAAAAAGTCCTGAAAGTCTTTTTTGACTAGGGTAGGGAAGCCATTGTCTGAAATTGGTTCTTCTGCATATGTTAGCGTTAAAAACGCCGCAGATGAGCTTATTTTAGCTTCTTGGTTGATTCTAAAGGACCAGTGTCCTGTTCGTCTTTTAAGGCATGCTACACACTTTGAACACGGCACAGTGACGAAAAGATTCTGATTGTTTATATCTTTTGTTTTGTTCCTGACCGTGATTGGTGTGATACATTGCATAGTTTAGAGTCTTATTCCACCCCTTGATATCCTAAAGGAGTTGTACTTTTTACTTTTACGTTTTTGTTTTGCCATGGATTTTTTAAATCCGTATGATTTTTTTCCTTTTCTTCTTCTTCTCATTGTTAGATTGTTGGTACACCGAAGTATGGCATCGGTCTTCTTGCCTTGATGTTGTTGTGTAAATACACGTATAATTTTTCTGTTTCTGCTACTGCAAATACTCTATCTACTTCTGCAGATGAACATTCAATAAAACCTTCGTTTAATAATGGTCTGCTTGGGAATATTCTACCCATGTGCCAGAAGTCTAGTGTTGTTTTCATTTCACCGTGAACAGTTGATGGTATATATTTGTACTCTGCGTATCTTGGTGTGTAACCAAATACGTCATCGTTTTTGTTGTCTGATGGGTCGTGATATAACTCCTGATTTAATATTGGTTGTTCGCCTATGTTTGCGAATGATGGCCAGAAATAGTCAAATTTATCAAATTTGCTAAATACTTTTGGTATTCCTTGTTGATATGCTGATTTTGGCATTACGGACATTATTCCTATAATGAATCCGTGTTCTTCGCACATGTATGATACATTGTTTGATTGGCCTACTGATACTCCGTGTCCGGCCATGTTACCTTGTGGTGTTGGATCGGTGGATGCTACCCCAGATTCGGAATTTTGTAAAACCTCACTTATAGTAACTGGAGTAGATGACCCACCTAAGAATTCAGGTCTTTGTAGTCTTGCGTCTGATGATTTTACTCCGAAATGTGATTGTATTATTTCGATATATCTTGAACCGCCTCTTGCGTTTCTTTCGAGCCATTCTTGTAATCTAAATGCTCGTCTTAATTCGTTTATTGAAGCCGCTGCCGCTGTTGATAAGTCTGCTTCTAATTGTCCATTAGGGTCTAGTAGTGCATAATCGACATCATTTGCTACTGATAACTGTGATGATGTACCTGTAATAATATTTGCACTAGATTGTGATGGTAAACCTGTTGCTAAATCTTTAAGTATCATTCCTTGTACTGGTGTATCAATTAATGATACAGGTGCTGTTGTACCTAATGGTATAGTTGCTTCTGGACCTTTTTGAGTCCAAGGTAGGGCAGAAGTGAAATAATCATGTTGCCATGCTCTTTTTTGTATTGTATTAAAATCGCCTAAATAGTTAAATCCGTCGATTACTGTGTCTTGTACTTCTGCAACTAGATTTTGATCTCTGTAATAATCGTTATATATTTTATTATATGCTGCAAAAGGTAAGCTGTTTACTTTTGTGTCTGTAGTTACGGAAGCGTTTGTTCCGTATTCTCCTGTAGGTAGTCCAAGATAATCTGCTAGTGTTCCTTGTTTTACTAAATATTCTTGTCCTGTTAGTGCTGTTAAATATGGAAATGTTGGGTTTGCG